CATGGTTTTAGGACAATGGCACGTGGTGCGTTAGGAGAGTCAGGATTATGGAGTGATGATGCTATTGAACGCCAATTGAGCCATTCGGAACGTAATAATGTGCGAGCTGCGTATATTCATACGTCTGAGCATTTAGATGAGCGCAGACTAATGGTCCAATGGTGGGCAGATTATCTTTATTCCAACAGAGAGAAGCATATCTCTGCTTTTGAATTTGCAAATAAACTTAATAAAAATAGCCTTGATTAAGTCTCCGCTTAGTTTGAACTAGCCTTCATCAACAGCAATGCTTGTGTCTTTTTAACCTTCACTTAACAACTTCTTAGGCAATTATTCCATTGCTTTTAAAAACTAAGTATTCCTTAGTAATTTCGAGTGTAAAAAGTGCAAACCTACCTCCAAAAAGAGGATTTTCGATGCTTCCAATTAGGTTAAAAAAAGCCCGATTGAATGCTGGGTTAACTCAAGAACAGTTGGGAATACTTGTTGGCATTGATGAATGCTCTGCCAGTGCTCGCATGAATCAATATGAGAAAGGTAAACATATGCCCGATTTTTCACTTACTAAAAAAATCGCTGATTTATTAAATGTCCCTGTCTCATATTTTTACACACCCGAAGATGACTTGGCAGAAATTATTTTGTTGATTAATAAACTAGACAAAAAACAGCGGTTAATTTTATTAAAAAATTTATCAGATGGATTTATAAGTCATGAATAAGCAAGAAGTTATACTTAAAGTGCAGGAGTGTGCTGCGTGGTGGATTTTGGAGAGACAAAGTAAACTAACAAAGTTAATGTCAGAAACAATGTCCATAAATCCGTTTATGACCCCTTTTATTTTTGATTATCATTCCCTTAATGATTTTGATGAACTAGTTGAAGCAATAATTGCTAAGCATTTAATGACTGGGCATGATACTGGCTTTGGAAAATTGATTGATGAAAAAATACTTCCTAGAGTGTTTGGTGCATATAAATTAGATAAAAGTTATAGAGCTGCCAACGAGCCTTTTATACACCCTTGCTTTGATGAAATAGATCATGTAATACAAAGGGATGATGGTAGAATTGAGCTTTTATCTCTTAAGGCAGGGAAATGGACTATTCAATTGACGATGGCTGTCCAACTAAATAAAGCATTTCACGAAATCATAAATAATTATCCTGGAGTGGCTGACAATATAGTGGTTGGGGTTTTTTATGGAAATAGCCATGGATTAACTGATAAGTATAGAATCTTACGAGGTATCAATACTGGTGCAAACCACAATGTGATTGATATTCGTGACAAAGTGCATGTATATGCTGGTAAAGAATTTTGGTCATGGCTTAACAATGGTGAGGCTGAAACCCAGCATTGGGTACTTGAAGGTATAGAACGTGCTGTAAAAGAAGCAGATATAAAAGAAAAAAATAAAGATCTTATTGAAAAATTCAAAGAACATGTTGCAAAGAAGTACAATGAGCAAGTTCTAAATGCTGATGGCACAGCTCAATGGCACAAATTACTTGAAATGATTAATGAATAAAAAACTGGCCTAAGGGCCAGTTTTTTTATGACTAATTCTAAACTTCTTCTTCAAGGTCGTAGTAAGAAACATCTCCACTATATGCTTGACCATTTTTAAAGAAAGATCTGGTTCTAATATGCGGTCTAATATGGGTTTCTATATAATCTGGAGTTACTAAATCAGCAACCTTATTTTCTTGTATACGATGAAGAAGTTCCATAGCAGCTTCCCCTGCAACTTTACCTAACCGGACAGGAACTGCGTTACCTATCTGTCTGAATTTTTCTGTAGTTGTACCTTCAAATTTCCAGTAATCAGGAAACTCTTGTATCGCGGCAGCTTCACCAACAGAAATAGCTCTAAGTTCAGTTGGGTGGCACATACTTGTTCCCGCATGATTTGGCATTGTTACTACTGTGGGTGAAGGAAACTGGAAAGATAGTTTCCTCCAGTAAGCACTTCTTCCTCCTTTAAGATACCAGCTTTTTCCCATAGATTCTTTTTGCATTTCTTCTGGCATGCTTCTCCAGTTTCCGCCAGGTGGAACCATTGAAAGATATTTCAGTTTTCTTGGCGAAAAATTCATGACTTCTGGATATTTATCAACAAAACCGCTCTCTGGGCCAATTACATCCCCCAGCGTTTTGAATGGCGGAAGATTATCTTCTACTCTATTGCTGAATAAAGGGGAGGCGAAATTGGCTATCATTCCGAAGCGATTACCAATTAAAATAACACGCTCCCTAATTTGTGGGGCTCCATAGTTGGCAGCATTAACTACAAAGCAATCCACATGATAACCTAGTTTATTGAATTCGTTAGCTACCCTTTTTATTAGAGAGCCTTTTTCGAAAGCAGATGCTGCGATTGTGCCTGATAGCTCCTTCTTTTTAGAAGCTGGAACTATAGACATTGATAATAAACCGCGTACGTTTTCCATTACGAAAACTTTTGGGTTTAATTCTTTAATCATTCGAACGTATTCGAAAATAAGCTGCCCTCTGGCATCTTCTAGCCCTAACCTATTTCCAAAAACACTAAATGCTTGGCACGGTGGACCGCCAGCAACTAAATCTATTTCTTCTTTATCATTCACTCCGGCTAGTGCTAATAATTCAGAGCCAGTGCAGTCAACAATACTACCTTCGAATACAGCAAGATTTGGCTTATTAGTTTTAATTGTTTTTAGAGCTGCCTTATCTTGTTCAACGCAAGCTACGAGCTCAAAGCCAGCCTCTTCGAGACCTAAGTCTAACCCCATTGCGCCACTAAATAGCGAAATAAACTTTTTACTAGACAAAATAATCACCTACATACTTAGCAGCCAAATACTAGGATATTGTAAAGGATTAACACTAATCCTCAACTCAAGTTTCAGGGATCTTAGCAGAATCTGCTTTGCAAGGATTCTATGAATGTAAATTAATAGATACTGGCGCGCAGTGCTTTCCCCGCCTCGCCCGCCCGCTTTGCAGGGCGGTTTTAATGCAGTTGTACTGACACGCTCAGACTGCGCCGGGAATGGCGCGGTCTGCAGAAAATGAGGCAGGGAAACGCATGCAAAGCCATGCACCTTATCGATGCATGGCTTTTTTCAGTAAAAACGGGCGGATTTTCGGGGAATTTTACACAGACTGACGTGATGCCAGTTGCGCACTTTTACGCGAAAAAATCATGTTCTGCGCAGGAGTGAATTTTTCACGGCTGTCATCCACCGAAGCCGCGTCAGGCCTGAATCCGATGGTCGTTAAAATGTCGCTATCCTGTGCGGAATAATTAATTTTTTCCCCCTTCGCAAGCCAGGACAGAAGGGCTTCACGCAGGGCATCTGTGGCACGCTGTATGGCACAGTTTCGGGCAATGGCCGTCAGCTCACTGTAGCCCATCAGCTCCGGTGCCAGTGCCGCCGCCAGTGCTGTGCCGTGCTGCTGCATAAAATCATTCAGCCGGTCGCGGATGCTGATGTGCTGAACGGCTTCATGCGAACGAATATAACGACCGGCGGCCTGATTCACCTGCCATTTTCTGACTTCGATAATATTGCGTAATTCGTCCAGGCGACTGACGTTTCTGCCTTCTCCTGACAGAAGCCGCAGATATTCCTGTTCGGCCGCAGCCAGCTCATTTTTGCGTTGCAGCCATGCTGCTTTGTTATTCTGACAGGTGTCAAAGGCCTGCTGTAAGGCTGTGCTTTCCATCGTTATCTCTTTCTCATCATGCTGAAGAATAAAAATACGGTGTGTGGCGACGGCCGGTGTTAACCGGCAGCCCTCATTCCAGACGCAGCGAATATGATTGTGTTTTTAACCGTACTGGCGGCAGTTCCTGTTTTTCATGCAGGCGTTCTGCCAGTTCGTCCGGCGTGACCGGGCGGACAATGAAACGGTTGATGGTCTGAAGCGTTTTAAACACCAGACCACAGCCCGGATCCGTGCACACATAAAAACGCTCGGTGACTTCCTGAGACAGACGCCGCGATGTTCTTGACAGTGCAAGGCCTTTACATCTCCGACAACAATATCCGGTAACAAGCATTCTTTTCGGGCGTTTCATACTGCCGGAGGCTGACGTCAGTGAATCGCGGTATCTCTGTTTGCCTGAAATGTATTCCATTCCTGAATCTTTACTGTCAGAGAAAAAGCTTTCACTCGCTTCAAATGTCGCAGAGCAATAAATATTCCGGCACTGTGCAATCATTATCTTGGTGCCATCGTCCATGAAATGTGCGCGGCGGGTGTGAGCAACATGTCCACACGACGGGCAGTAAATCATGACAGCAGTCCTCTGGCCTTAAGCTCTGCTCCCTGCTGGTCTATTTTGTCCTGCCACACCTTGCGCTGTGCCGGTGTGCCTGCCACCTCATAATCCATGTGCGGGAGTGTTGCCGCTGACAGTCCGGTCAGCCGGAGAACCGGCTCGCCGGTGAGGCTGATTTGCATCTGTTTTATTTTCTGTTCCAGCGATGATTTCACCTGCTGCATGACAGCCTTTTCCGGTGCGACGTAGCCCTGATGGCCGGTGGTGTTGGCGAGCGGATTTTCCTGTACCTGGATGCTCAGATGCATTGCCCGGACAAGCGCCTCACAGGTTTCATTCAGGGCGTGTTCCAGCTCATGCTCTGCATACAGACTCAGCAGGTGATGATGTGCCTTCCGGTAGGCGGTGGCCGTGCTGTCACACGCCCCTTTCAGGCGTTCACGTTCGAAATTCAGCACCACGGCCAGATTGTCATATTCCTGTACCAGCTCCCGGCGTGCCACGCGCTCAATGTGGCGCTGTTTCAGCTCGTCGCTCAGGACACCACCGGCTGCACGAAAGGCCGTGCGCCAGTCGTCAGCGTCGTTTCCGTCGGCCTGCGCCAGCGCATTTTTTTCCTGCTCTGCCCGTTCAATGGCCGTGACGGTCTCATCCATCAGGCGGGCGTTCTCAAGATGGGCGGCTCTGGCCTTTTCCAGTTGTGCCAGCGCGGGTTGCAGATATTCAGGGATGGTGTTGTCAGACATTTTCCGGCTCCTCGTCACTTCAGGTTGAGAAAATTGTGACGTACACCGGACAACAACACGACGCATTGCAGATGTGCCAGCCCTGACACAGGAGACTCATCCTCAGACCGGCAAGCCAGGAAAAGGTCGCAGGAAAAACCGGCTTACTGTTTGTTTTTTTATATTTTACTGTTCACCTCTGTTCACCATAAGAAAAAAGATAAGTAATACAGTAAGTTAAAGGGTGAACAATCGCAGTAATGACTGTTCACCGTCTGTTCACCACTGTTCACCCGTTGATGGGCTTTTTATGCTGTTTATTACTGTTTATTTTTATTAATTCACTGAAATAAATAAGAAAAAACAATTTGCATTTCACTATAAAAAATTCCAGTTCCTTCAGAACCCTTTGAGACCCTTCCAGTCCGGATGGATAAAAAACACACAGCCATTGTAAGGTTACCGGAACAAATTCCCCCTGTTGCGTCTGCTGAAAATATTCACAAAATAAAGCGCTACCCGAAGCCGGACGGACTTATCCGGTGCTGTATGGACATTAACGAGGTAGCCCGATGCAAGCTGTTTTTTCTTCCCCGTCTCCCGCCCCTGTTACGCCACTGATGCCGCTGCCGGACATCACGCAGGAGCGTTTTTTACGTCTGCCGGAAGTGATGCACCTGTGCGGCCTGTCACGCTCGACCATCTATGAACTCATCCGTAAGGGGGAATTTCCGCCGCAGGTGAGTCTTGGCGGTAAAAATGTGGCCTGGCTGCACTCTGAAGTCACCGCATGGATGGCCGGGCGCATTGCCGGACGCAAACGGGGGTACGACGCATGATGATGCCCGCTCTGCAAAAACTCCCTTTTTCTGGCTTGCCTTTTTCCGGCATTTGCGGATATAGTTTTTCCGCTGCCGCAAAATCGGCAGCCGGGCGTGAGAACCCGAGTATGTTATCGGCGACATATGACGCGCCATGCGTCTTTTTTTGTGTCGCAATCAACGCCACAGAGCGCCAGATTATGGTGTGGCGTGTGGTTTGCCGTGCAGGTATGATCCTGTTCGCAATCGCATGTTATGCCACTGAGTCAATGGTAGCTCAGGCGGGGCAGCCTCCGGGCTGGCCGGTATCCGATAACGCCGGTATTCTCACCCCCGTCTGGGCTATCGCCATCGAGCGTGAGAACTCCGGCGATAGCGTCATTTACGCTGTTATCGGAGGTTGCCTTATGGCTACGACCCTTACCCCCTCACACCCTGAATTTGTCTTTGTGTTTGCCGCTGTCCGTCGCGCAGACCGCCATCCCCGTATCTGTATGCTTCGCACCGTCGCCGGTGATGAACGCAGCGCCCGCCGTTCCCTTGTCCGTGACTATGTGCTCTCCCTTGCTGCCCGTCTGCCGGTGGTGGAGGTGTCCCGTGCGTAATAAAAAAGCCCCTCAGACCGTCTCAGCGCGTCATGACGCCCGTGAACACCTCAGCATTGAGGCTTACCATAAGCTCAACCGCGCCAGCGCCGTATCCCGGTTTGTTGGGGGTGATTTGATTCACCGTGAACTCTCCGGCCTGCATCAGCTCTACATTCCGCATATTTTCAGTTACCTGAATGAAGATATTGATTTTGTGCTGAATGAGCTGAAAGCCAAAGGCCTGTGCCGCGATTTTCTCGCCCAGCAGAAAGACCGGGGAGACAGGACGCATGTTTGATTTTCCCCAGCCCGGTGAGATTTACCGTTCTGCCGGTTTTCCCGATGTGGCCGTGGTCGGCATTCTGGAAGACGGTATTCCGTGGGAAATGCCGTACCGCTGCCCGGACATTGTCTGGAACCCGTACCGCCGTAAATTCAGTATCCTTGTGCATATCCTCGCTGACGGGCGCACCACAGACATCCCGCTGGGGCGTTTTCTGCGGGAATTTACCTGTGACCGTCCTGACCTGTTTAAACGCAGCCCCGTAAACCGGCATGCGGTACTGAAAGAAATGGCCGGAGACCCGGAATTACAGAAATGGCGGGAGAAATATCTGGATATTTACCCGCAGGACACTGTTCCGGCCAGCCGGGCGGCACCGGTGGCGCGGGAATGGCGGGAAATTCCCCGCACGGAGCCTGACTCGGAAATCACCCCGGATAACAGTTACCGCAATTATCTGTAATTAAAAAACGACACCCGAAAAATTAAATGTGCGTATTCGCGCAGGGATACGCACGTCTTCAGGAGACGCAGATATGCCTTATCAGTTAATGCAACCGGCACGGAATGCAGTCATCTGTCACAGGGAGGAAAACAAATGAAAACCCCCTTACCGCCCGTCTTACGCGCTGCCCTTTACCGTCGCGCTGTCGCCTGTGCCTGGCTGACCGTGTGCGAACGTCAGCACCGCTACCCGCATCTCACCCTTGAGTCACTGGAGGCGGCCATCGCCGCTGAGCTGGAAGGCTTTTATCTGCGCCAGCACGGTGAGGAAAAAGGGCGTCAGATAGCCTGTGCCCTGCTGGAAGATTTAATGGAATCTGGCCCCCTGAAGGCCGCGCCGTCGCTGTCCTTTCTCGGGCTGGTTGTGATGGATGAACTCTGTGCCCGTCACATAAAAGCGCCGGTACTGCACTGAAGGAGAACAACACCATGAAAATGAACGTAACCGCCACCGTCAGCCATGCGCTCGGCCACTGGCCGCGTATTCTCCCGGCGCTGGGGATTCAGGTGCTGAAAAACCGTCATCAGCCCTGTCCGGTCTGTGGCGGGAGTGACCGCTTCCGTTTTGATGACAGGGAGGGGCGCGGCACCTGGTACTGCAATCAGTGTGGTGCCGGTGACGGCCTGAAACTGGTTGAAAAGGTGTTTGGTGTCTCCCCGTCCGACGCGGCCACAAAGGTGGCTGCCGTGACCGGCAGTCTGCCCCCGGCTGACCCGGCAGTGACGGCTGCCGCTGGTGCTGAAACAGACGCTGCCCGGAAGAACGCCGCCGCACTGGCACAAACCCTGATGGCGAAAACCCGTCCCGGAACCGGTAACGCCTACCTGACCCGCAAGGGCTTTCCCGGCCGGGAATGCCGGATGCTGACCGGCACACACAGAGCCGGTGGCGTGAGCTGGCGTGCCGGTGACCTTGTGGTGCCACTGTATGACGACAGCGGCGAACTGGTTAACCTTCAGTTAATCAGTGCTGACGGCCGTAAGCGCACCCTGAAAGGCGGACAGGTCAGGGGCACCTGTCACACCCTTGAAGGACAGAATCAGGCCGGAAAACGTCTGTGGATAGCGGAGGGATACGCGACCGCACTTACCGTACATCACCTGACCGGTGAAACGGTGATGGTGGCGCTTTCTTCCGTGAACCTCCTTTCTCTGGCCAGCCTTGCCCGGCAGAAGCATCCGGCCTGTCAGATTGTCCTTGCCGCAGACCGTGACCTCAGCGGTGACGGCCAGAAAAAAGCCGCCGCAGCCGCAGATGCGTGTGAAGGTGTTGTTGCCCTGCCGCCGGTCTTCGGTGACTGGAATGATGCCTTCACGCAGTACGGCGGGGAGGCCACCCGTAAGGCCATTTACGATGCCATCCGGCCACCGGCTGAAAGCCCGTTCGACACCATGAGCGAAGCAGAGTTTTCCGCCATGAGTACCAGCGAAAAGGCCATGCGTATCTATGAGCATTACGGCGAGGCGCTCGCGGTCGATGCCAACGGCCAGCTTCTGTCCCGCTATGAAAATGGTGTCTGGAAGGTGCTGCCGCCACAGGACTTTGCCCGGGATGTGGCCGGGCTGTTTCAGCGTCTGCGCGCGCCGTTCTCCTCCGGGAAGGTGGCCTCCGTGGTGGACACCCTGAAGCTGATTATTCCGCAGCAGGAAGCCCCCTCCCGCTGCCTGATTGGCTTTCGTAACGGCGTGCTCGACACGCAGAACGGCACGTTCCACCCGCACAGTCCGTCACACTGGATGCGTACCCTGTGCGATGTGGATTTCACCCCGCCGGTGGAAGGGGAAACGCTGGAAACCCACGCCCCCGCGTTCTGGCGCTGGCTTGACCGTGCCGCCGGTGGCCGTGCGGAAAAACGCGACGTGATTCTGGCCGCACTGTTTATGGTGCTGGCAAACCGCTACGACTGGCAGCTCTTTCTGGAGGTGACAGGTCCCGGCGGCAGCGGCAAAAGTATCATGGCCGAAATAGCCACCCTGCTGGCCGGGGAGGATAACGCCACGTCGGCCACCATCGAGACGCTGGAATCCCCGCGTGAACGTGCCGCGTTAACTGGCTTCTCACTGATACGCCTGCCGGACCAGGAAAAATGGAGCGGCGACGGTGCCGGACTCAAGGCCATCACCGGCGGCGATGCGGTGTCCGTGGACCCGAAATACCGGGATGCGTACTCCACGCATATCCCGGCGGTGATTCTGGCCGTGAACAATAACCCGATGCGCTTCACCGACCGCAGCGGCGGCGTGTCACGCCGGCGGGTGATTATTCACTTCCCGGAACAGATAGCCCCGCAGGAGCGCGACCCGCAGCTTAAGGACAAAATCACCCGCGAGCTGGCGGTCATCGTGCGTCACCTGATGCAGAAGTTCAGCGACCCGATGCTCGCCCGGTCACTGCTTCAGTCCCAGCAGAACTCAGACGAGGCGCTGAACATCAAACGGGATGCCGACCCGACGTTTGATTTTATCGGCTATCTGGAAACCCTGCCGCAGACCAGCGGCATGTATATGGGGAACGCCAGTATCATCCCGCGTAATTACCGTAAATACCTCTATCACGCCTATCTGGCCTACATGGAGGCAAACGGCTACCGGAATGTACTCAGTCTGAAAATGTTCGGGCTGGGGCTGCCGGTGATGCTGAAGGAATACGGACTGAATTACGAGAAGCGCCATACCAAACAGGGGATACAGACCAACCTGACGCTGAAAGAGGAAAGCTACGGCGACTGGCTGCCAAAATGTGACGACCCTGCAACAACCTGACCCTCATGACCCACCTGACCGGCATCTGCCGGTCTTTTTTTATCCCTGAATTCCCCGAAGGTGAACAATCCACTGTTCACCCTTCACCGTATATTCACCAGTTATCACACTGAAATTAAAAGAGAAAAACGAAAGGTGAACAGTGTGAACAATCAAATCAAAAAAAACTTTTTTTCTCCCTGTGTGATTTCAGTACGGGGGATTAATCACCGGTATGAGTCACACCGGCAGAATGCCGGAGGTGAAGAATCGAATGTTCACCCTTCACCCATTATTCACCACCTATCAAACTGAAATAAAAGGAGAAAACAGAAAGGTGAACAGTGTGAACAGTTCTTTCGAAAAAAAATTTTTTATGTGGATAAAAGATGCACTGGTTTGGATCCGAGCTACGGATCCAAACTTACTGATTAAAAATGATTTAACTTTCCGATTTATTGATGGGCTGAAAATAGATTGGTCAGAAAAACAGTGGGGGCACAAAAGGGGGCATATTTCATTGTTGTGTTTTATTATTTGTTTTTTATCATTAACTTATTTTGATGTTTGAGTCCGGCCTTCGCACCAAAAGTATGTAAATAGACCTCAACTGAGGTCTTTTTTTATGCCTGAAATCCGCGCCACGCAAGGCTTTTCCAGCTTTTCTCCTCAACTGAAGTCAACCTGAACCAACCCACATCAACAGGCTTGTGAGTATACTAATGAGTATATTTGCCGATTCGATATTGCTTGTATACTCACGAGATACCAATGGAAGGAAGACCATTATGGCCCTAACGGATACTAAAGTTCGCTCTGCGAAACCTGAGGAGAAAGAGTATTCACTTGTTGACGGCGACGGCATGTCCTTACTTGTAAAACCTGGCGGTTCAAAGTATTGGCGATTTCGTTTCCGTTTTGGCGGTAAACAACATTTGATGGCGTTCGGCGTTTACCCGGATGTTTCACTGGCGGATGCGCGGAAGAAAAGGGAAGAGGCCAGAAAGCTGGTAGCTGCTGGTATCGATCCTCGTGAGCATAAGCGTGCTGTGAAAGAAGAGCAGGCGAAAGAGATTATTACTTTCGAGAAGGTTGCCAGAGAGTGGCTCGTAACCAACCAAAAATGGTCGGAAGATCATGCTAATCGTGTAAAAAAGAGCCTGGAGGACAATATCTTCCCGACAATTGGTACTCGCAACATTGCTGAACTAGGCACCCGTGATCTGTTAATTCCTATTAAAGCCGTGGAGAAATCCGGGCGTCTTGAAGTGGCTTCCCGCCTTCAACAGCGCACCACGGCCATCATGCGTTATGCAGTGCAAAGCGGGTTAATTGATTACGATCCGGCGCAAGAGATGTCGGGGGCGGTTGCTTCCAGTAATCGACAGCATCGTCCGGCGCTGGAGTTAAAGCGTATCCCTGAGTTGCTTGACAAAATAGACAGCTACACCGGCAGACCGCTAACCCACTGTACGACAGAACTCACTCTGCTTATCTTTATTCGGTCCAGTAAGCTGCATTTTGCTCGCTGGTCAGAAATCGATTTTGAAACGTCAATGTGGACCATCCCTCTTGATTGGTATTGCAGTAAGCAGAGGGTTGGACTGGTACAGTAAATATCCCGCATAATCGTGCCATTCACATTTAGAGATCCTCCGGCATAATCAATCTGCCAATGAAGGAGATCGCTATTCGTAAAGCCCCTTTTACTGAGCATCAGATTATCGCCGTGATTAAATCGCTTGAATACGGGCGAACTGTTAAAGATGTGGCTTATCTGAAGCCACTTACTACAACTGCAAGTCCAGATACGGCGGTATGGAATTTTCTGATATTAAAATAATCAAGGATCTTGAGGATGAGAACCAACGTTTCAAATAGATGTTTGCTGATCTCATTATTTGGTCGGGATTTTTAAAGATGTATGGAACTAAAACGGGTCTATTTTCAGAGGGATTTAACTGAAGCAGAAATTAATAAATCATAATTTATAGGTGGCTGGTATTTAATATTCCTGCATCATATCTCTGATGCAGGAGCAGAGAATGGCTATAAATTATTAGTAAACAGAATGTCTATCTCTCACCCACAAACCCCTCATAAGGGTAATTTTTACGCACCTGCGGCAACGCAATAGTTTTCCCGTCAAAATCCCAGAATAATCTCTCAACGATCCCTCCGCCGTTTACCGCATCCGAGACCAGTACCCGCATATTTTCATCCAGGCCAATCGATCCTTTATCAAAGGCTTTATGGTGTATTGCGCAAAGCGCCAGACCATTGGGGATTTCACAAGGGCCGCCGTGCTGTTTCCATTTTATATGCGCCGCTTCCAGCGCGACGGTGGTGTCATCGTGGCGCATATTAAAGCCACATATTGCGCACTGGTAGTTATAAGCGCGTAATACATTTTTGCGAAATAACGGGTCGCGCTGTTTACGGGTTTGCTGGAGATCAAAACCCAGCTCGTCAGCGATTTCTTCCTGAATACTCTCGGTGAAGTGCGCTTCGAGTATCTGTTGCGCCAGAGTATTGATGAGTTTTTTATTGCCGGTTACCAGGGCGTAGTGCTGTTCATCGAAACCGCCTGCAACGTGGTATTCGTTCAGTTCCTTCACTGGCGGTTGTCGGCTGCTCCCTGCTGTTGAGCAACGCTCGGCATTGTGTAATTGCCAGATTCCGTCGCCTTGTAATCGCCAGAACGGCATATCAGGTCGGTACTGTGAACGCTGTGGCCCAAAACGTTCCAGTAAACTGTGCAGAGGTTCGTAGATTTCCGTGCCATAATCGAAAAGGCGCGGATGTCCATTCAGGTATCCCGCTAATACGTATAGCAGTAACAATGGTTTATGCGGCGCGCGCTGTTCACCCTTGTGCCAGATTTTTATGTTGGCAATTGCCTGCTGTAGCGATTTACTGGAAGCCAT